ACGTGCCGCCCACTACCAATGACGACACGTGGGTCGAATCGTGGAATGCGCTGCGCATCAACAGGCAAGCCAGTGCTGGCCCGACCACGATGCCAGCGCAGTACACCATTGCCTGGTCGCTTCCCAGCTACGACAACTCCCGTGGCCTCGCCCTCGCATGTGACTTCGGCGGCGGCAACCGCTTCTGGCTTCGTGCCCGCCGCGATACTGCCGCTGGTGATCGCTGGAAGGATTGGGTGGAACTGTGGAGCAACGCGAACTTCAAGCCCGATGACAAGCTTAATCGCGCTGGCGGCGTCGTAACGGGCACGCTGGAGTTTGAGACGACCAGCCCGCTCCGTTTCAAGGGAAATGGTCCGACGTACTTCCAAGGCCCGGATGGTGCTGGCGACAACGCGCTGTCATTCACCCGCAACGGCAAGACCGACTACACCCTCAACGTGTTCGGCTCGCTGACGGTGGGCGGTCAGCGGGTCTGGCATACCGGCAACTTCGACCCCGCCACCAAATCCACTCGCATCCCCGGTCAAGTCATCATGTTCGCCGGCAAGAGCGCACCTGCAGGCACGCTTCTGTGCAACGGTGCTGCGGTGTCGCGCAGCACGTATGCGGCGCTGTTTGAAGCGATTGGTACGCTCTACGGCGCTGGCGACGGCAAGACCACGTTCAACTTGCCGGCAATGGGCGAAGGAACCGTCATCACGCACACGCAGACCGCCGCTTCGGTGGGTAGCGTCACGGCCGGTGAGGTCATCCGGCACGCGCACACTGCGAGTTCGGCCAGCGCCGGCAGCCACACCCATACGCTCACCGTCGCCGGCGGTGGCGCCCACTCACACAGCGCCAGCGCGGCAGCGGCCGGTGAGCACGCCCACGGCGCGTGGACGGACCAGCAAGGCCACCACGGGCATACCGGCGGCACGTCTGCGGCAGGCGATCACCAGCACTTGACCGCCTATGCGGAGTCAGGCGCGCAGTATCCGTGGGGCGCCGACTACGGGCAGCACATGGGTTCGCGCGGCAACATCGACTACGACAATCCCTGGCCATACACCAGCCCTGCCGGTGGCCACGCGCATAGTTTCACCACTGACGGCGCTGGCGCCCATGCCCACAACATCGGCATGAACAACGCTGGCAACCACACGCACACCGGCTCGGTCGCACAGGTGGGTGATCACGGCCACAGCGCATCGGCTGCCGATGCTGGCGCACACACGCACGGGATCACCGTGGCCAACACCGGCGGTGATCGCAACCTGCCGGCTGGCCTGCGAATGATCTATTGCATCACTTTCTGAGGAACCGAGCATGTCCAACGAACCCCGCTTTGCACACGCCTTTGATCCGGCCACCCGCGCGCACATGGGCACGGTGCGCCTGCAGCCGTCGCCCGATGGTGCCTGGCATCTCCCCGACGGCACCACGGACGTAGCTCCCAAGCAGGCCGCTGGCGAATGCGAGGCGCTGCGCCTTTCCGACGACGGCAAGCGCTGGGAGGTGGTTGCCGACTATCGAAACCGCATGCTGTGGGCAACGAGCACAGCGATGCCGATCCCCAACCGACTCGCCCTCGGCGAGCCGTTGCCCAATGGCGTCACCCTGGCCGAGCCGTTCAGGCTCGACGGAACCACACCGCAGTGCAATGCATGGGACGCCGACCGACGCGAGTGGATCCTGCTGCCCGACTACAGCGGCCGACCGATCTGGAACAAGGCCGACGGGAGTTTCGCGGCGCCGCTTCAGCGCGGGCAAGCGCTGCCCGCAACCTTGACCGGCCATGCACCGCCCCCTGACCGCATTGCGCCGATCACCTATGACGACGGTACCGGCGAATGGATCACTGTGGTGATGGCCGAAACCAACAACGAACCGCCGGCAGAGTCGGCTTGATTCGCGCGTTCGCGATCTGAGCCGCTGCCGTTGTAGCGGCCCCATCTACCGCCTGCGCTACGTGCGCGCGCGAGGGGCCGCAGGGAACATGGGGACATGGATAGTGCCCTGCCCCAACAGATCAGCAACCTGCTCCGCGACGGCGTAGTGACCGAGGTCGATCACGACCGGCACCGTTGCCGCGTGCAGACGGGCGAAGCACACACCGACTTTCTTCCGTGGTTCAGCGCGGCCGCCGGCGAGTTGCGCACCTGGGCGGCGCCAAGCAGCGGCGAGCAGGTGGCACTGCTGTGCGGCGACGGCGACCTGGCCAACGCCATCGTGCTGCGCGGCCTGTATTGCGAGCAGTTTCCGGCGCCATCGGCCAGCCCCAGCCTGACCCTGATCCAGTTCAAGGATGGCGCCGTGGTCAGCTACGACCACGACGCACACGCCCTGTCGGCCGTTCTGCCCGCCGGCGGAACCAAGGCCATCACCGCCGATGGCGGAACCACGATCACTGGCCCGGTGACCATCAAGGGCGCCACCAGCATCGAAGGCAAGGTGACGGTCACGGGCAAGGTCGAGGTGTCTGACGACGTGATTGCCGCCGGCGTCAGCCTGACCAAACACAAGCACACCGCTGTGCAGCCGGGCAGTGGAACTTCGGGGCCGCCGGCATGATCGGCATGGATGGCCGCACCGGCGCCTTCAGCGACGACCTGGCACACCTGCGCCAGTCCATCAGCGACATTCTGACCACCCCCATCGGGTCACGCCTGCAGCGCCGCGACTACGGCTCACTGCTGCCGGAGTTGATCGACCAACCGTTCAACGATGAGACCCGCCTGCGACTGTTTGGCGCGACCGCCACTGCGCTGATGCGCTGGGAACCGCGCATCAGCCTGACCCGCATCGATCTGGCTCACGGCGACGTGGCCGGTTCGTTCGTCCTCGACCTTCAAGGCCAGCTGGCCACGCCGAGCGGCGCATCACGCAACACACGCCTTTCCGTACCACTCCGCTTCCACACCCCCTAACCCAAGGAGATGCCCATGGCCGCCAGCGGCTACCACCACGGCGTTCGCGTCATCGAAATCAACGGCGGTAAACGTCCGATCCGTACCATCTCCACTGCCGTTATCGGCGTGGTCTGCACTGGCGAGGACGCAGACAAGGACGCTTTTCCGCTTGATCGCCCGGTGCTCATTACCGACGTGCTGAGCGCCGTCGGCAAGGCCGGCATGACTGGCACGCTGCGCTCCACGCTGCAGGGCATCGCAGACCAGGGCAACCCGATTGTGGTTGTCGTGCGCGTGGCCAGTGCCGGCAACGACACCGACACCACGGCCAAGGTTATCGGCGGCGCCAATGGCGGCTCCTACACCGGCCTGCATGCACTGCTGGTTGCACAGGCCCAGCTGGGCGTGCGTCCCCGCATCCTGGGCGCGCCGGGGCTGGACACCCAGCCCGTGACCGCCGCCCTGATCACCATCGCCAAGAAGCTGCGTGGAATGATCTACGCCAGCTGCGCGGCCAGCGCCACGGTGTCGGAGGCCATTGCCTACCGCGAGCAGTTCGCGGCCCGCGAGCTGATGCTGATCTACCCCGACTTCATGGCGTTCAACACCGCCACCGCATCGACCGGCATGGCCTACGCCGTCGCCCGAGCGCTGGGCGTGCGCGCCATGACCGACCAGCAGCAGGGCTGGCACAAGTCGCTGTCGAACGTACCCGTTGCCGGCGTGACCGGCATCAGCCGCGACGTGCATTGGGATCTGCAAGACCCGAACACCGACGCCGGTTTGCTCAACGCCGGCGACGTCACCACGCTGATCAACTCCAACGGCTACAAGTTCTGGGGTTCGCGCACCTGCAGCGACGATCCGTTGTTCCAGTTCGAGACGGCTACCCGTACCGCGCAGATCCTGGCCGACACCATCGCCGAGGCGCAGCAGGTCTACGTCGACAAGCCGCTGCACCCGACCCTGATCCGCGATCTGCTGGAGAGCATCAACGCCAAGTTCCGCGAGCTGGTCTATGCCGGCTATCTGATTGGCGCCAGCGCCTGGTACGACGATGGCTCCAATCCGAGCCAGTCACTGGCCAGCGGCCAGCTGGTGATCGACTTCGACTACACGCCGGTCCCGCCGCTGGAAAGCCTGCAGCTGAACCAGCGCATCACCGACCGCTACTTCGCCGACTTCCCGGCCCGCATCAGCGGCTAAGCCCGCATAAGGAATCTCTGCCATGGCTCTGCCCAGCAAGCTGAAAAACCTCAACCTGTTCAACGACGGCCTGAGCTACATCGGTCAGGTCACCGAATTCAAGCTGCCCACCCTCACGCGCAAAATGGAGGAGTACCGCGCGGGCGGCATGCTCGGCCCCATCGACATCGACCTGGGCCAGGAGAAGATCGAGGCCGAGTGGAAGTGCGGCGGCCTGATGCTCGACGTGCTGCGCCAGTACGGCGCCGTGTCGCACAACGCGGTTCAGCTGCGCTTCGCCGGCGGCTACCAGCGCGAAGACACCGGTGAGGTCGATGCGGTGGAGATCGTCATCCGCGGCCGCCACAGCGAGATCGACGCAGGCACCGGCAAGGTCGGCGACGACACCGAGTTCAGCGTCAAGACCACGGCCAGCTACTACAAGCTGTCGGTCAACGGCCGCACCGAGATTGAGATCGACCTGATCGGCATGGTGTTCATGGGCAACGGCGTTGATCGCCAGTCCGCCCTGCGCCGAGCCATCGGCGCCTGATCCCTCCCCCTGCCTGGCCGCAACGGCGGCCGGGCCATTCCTGAGATAGACGCACATGAACCACAACACCGAAACCACCGCCGACACCATCGACCCGAACGTGATCGTGCTCGAAACCCCGATCAAGCGGGGCGAGGAAGTCATCCGCTCGATCCGCCTGCGCAAGCCTTCGGCCGGCGATCTGCGCGGCATCAAGCTGCATGACCTGGCCCAGATGGACGTAACCGCGCTGACGACCGTCCTGCCGCGCATCAGCCAGCCACTGCTGACCATGAACGATGCGGCCAAGCTGGAACCGGCGGACCTGGTCGAGGTCGCCCGTGTGATGAGTGATTTTTTCGTGCCGAATGCGGAGAAGGCGTCCCCGACGGCGTAGACGACTTGATGGCCGATATCGCGGTGATTTTCTCTTTCACCCTCACCGAGCTATCGGCCCTCTCTCTGTCTGAATTGATCCAGTGGCGCCAACGCGCCTATGAACGAAGTGGAGCACAGCAGTGATACAGTCCGCCCATGGCCACCATCCTCGCCCTCGTATTTGCCCTGTTCCTGCTGGCTTCGGTCGGCGGGCTGCTGGTGTGGGCCTTCAGTGCCGGCTGTCGCTTCCTGGCCGCGCTGGTAGCCGATCCGACGGACACCACAACGCCGTAGCGCGTGCAGCGGTTGTCATCGCATGAGCGGTGGCAACCTTCGCCTGCAGGTGGTGCTGGAAGCGCTCGACCGCGCCAGCGCCCCGTTCAAAAAGATCATGGCTGGCAGCAAGGGGCTTTCCTCCGCGCTGCAGGAACAGCAGGGCAACCTGCGCCGCCTCAATGCCGCCCAGCGCGACGTAAGCGCCTACCGCCAGCAGCAACAGGCTCTGCGTGCCACCGAGAAGGGGCAGCTTGC